TATGTTGCAAGGTATCTTGACAAACATCACGCAACATTACTACATTCACTGAAGAACTTTGACAGAGATGTTGTAAAGAACAAATACAATTATGAATTGTTTAGAAAGTGTAGACAGATATTCTTAAACATAGACACTAACTATGAAGACTTTGACGATAAGGATATTCAGATAGATTATTTAAAAAACAAAATAATAGACCTTGAGTTACAATTAAAGACAACCAGGCCTACAAACAAACGTATAAAAGAACTGGTTGATATGTTAGAATCTATTCCAAATGATAAAATGTATCTAGCAAAAGTAAGAATAGAAGCTATGATTAAAGGATTTAGTATTGAACCGAAAAACCAACAAACGCAAATTATCGGTGCTTACGAAACTTTCGCAACCACCTAGAAACAGAGTTGCACAAAGTTATTGTATCAACAACGGATATAAAATATATCCTGTTGTTGTAGAAGGTGGATATATGATAGAGATAGATTATAAAGGTCAGATAAAAAGGGGAACAATCGTTTATGGTAAAACAGAATGGTCTGATGCTATATGGGCATTGTATGATAAAATATATGAAAGATATAAAAATTAATCATTTAGACTTGTTCTCAGGAATAGGTGGATTCCATTTAGGATTCCAGCGTGCTGGATTCAAGATAAATTCTTACTTTAGTGAAATAGATAAATACGCAATTCAAGTATATAAACATAGATTTAAAAATAGTAATTATGTCGGATCAGTTACAGATGTTTACGGAAGAAACTTACCAAACATCGACCTTATCACTTTCGGAAGTCCTTGTCAAGACTTTAGCATTGCTGGAAAACGTAAAGGGCTTGAAGGTAAACGAAGTAGCCTTATCAGTGAAGCAATTAGACTCATCAGAGAAAAGAGACCTAGTGTTTTTGTCTGGGAAAATGTTAAAGGAACATTCTCATCAAACAATGGCAAAGACTTTGCAGCAATCTTGCAAGCGTTTACCAACATTGGGGGTTATAGACTTGAATGGCAACTGCTTAATACAAAGTGGTTTTTACCACAAAACAGAGAGAGAATCTACCTTGTCGGATATATTGCAAAAGAAAGTAGACGACAAATATTTCCTATCGGAGAAAGCGATAAAGGGAATGTTACTGAGAAAGAATCATCCGCCTGTATCACAACAAGTTATCACAAAGGAGTAAATTTTGACAATCAGTTAATAAAGGTAAACTCAGCAACATCAAAAGGATATGAATTAGCTGAAGAGGGTGATAGTATAAATTATTCAGTTCCTACTTCTAAAACTAGAAGGGGAAGAGTTGGTAAGGGTGTGGCTCAGACTTTAGATACTGCTTGCAATCAAGCGGTTATAAAGTCAACTAAAATAAGAAGACTAACACCAATCGAATGTGAACGCTTACAAGGTTTTCCTGATGATTGGACTAAAGAAGGTACTGATGGAAAAATAAGTGATAGCCAACGATACAAGATGTGTGGTAACGCAGTGACTGTTGATGTTGTGGAAGCAGTAGCAAAAAGAATAAAGCAAGTTGTTTATGGCTAAACAAAAAGGAGAACGTAAATATATGAAGAAGACCGATGGTCGTAAGAACAACGGAGCAAAACGTGGTGATGCTCTTGTTCGTAAGACTATGGCAACTCCTGCAAACTTTAACAGAGCAAAGAAAAATAGATCTAAGATATTGGCTACAAACGCTATAGAAGAAGTATATGGGTCTGAAGCAAACTTCTGGAAAATGGTAGCTCAGAAAGCAGAGTCTTCACAATACGACAGAAAAATGGTTATTGAATATATTTATGGTAAAGCTCTTGACAATCCAGATGCTCTTGCTCAAGCAAAGAATATAGATTTTTCTATTGTAAATATATTTCCTGGTACAGACAAAAAAGAAGATGTGATTGACGTAACACCTGAAGATGAAAGTACCAAATCTAAATGAAAAATATAAGTCGTTTGGAAATACTTCAAGGTATTTCTTAACAACAGGCGGTAGGGGGTCTGGTAAGAGCTTCGCTGTTAATGTATTTTTACTGCTTCTTACTTATGAAAAAGGACACAAGATATTGTTTACAAGATATACAATGGTGTCCGCTTCATCATCTATCATCCCTGAGTTTATAGAAAAGTTAGAAATAATGGAAGTAGTAGAAGACTTCCGTATCACCAAAGACGAAATAACAAATGTAAAGACAGGCTCAAGTATACTCTTCAAAGGAATAAGAACTGCTTCTGGGAATCAAACAGCTTCACTCAAATCGTTAAACGCAATAACTACCTTTGTGTTGGATGAAGCAGAAGAACTGACTGATGAAGACACCTTTGATAAAATAGACCAGTCCGTTCGTGTGAAAACTAAACTCAATAGGGTAATTCTTATCCTAAATCCTACAACAAAAGAACATTGGATATGGAACAGGTTTTACGCAAACAGAGATATACCTGAAGGATTCAACGGCATCAAAGAAGGAATAACATACATACACACAACTTACTTAGACAACGTAGACAATCTTTCTGATTCTTTCTTAAAACAGATAGCAGACATACGCAGAAGAAGACCAGAAAAATACACACACCAAATACTTGGTGGGTGGATGGAAAAACAAGAAGGTGTCATATTTACAAATTGGAGAGTAGGAGATTTTAATGATAACTATGATATTATATATGGACAAGACTTTGGTTTCTCTGTTGATCCTACAACCTTAGTAAAGCTGTCTATTGACAAAGGCAATAAGCGTATATTTATAAAAGTAATGTATTGTAGGGTTGGTATGTCAACCACGCAAATTGCCGACCAGAATATTAGATATGCAGGGCCAAGTTTGATTATCTCTGATTCTTCAGAACCAAGACTTATCAAAGAAATAAAACTAAAAGGTGCAAACCTAAGACCGACCGTTAAACGCAGTGGGTCTATATTGTCTGGTATCGCACTTCTCCAGGACTACGATCTCATTGTAGATTCAAACTCAAAAGAACTGATCAAAGAACTAAACAACTACGTTTGGGCTACCAAAGGTCAGACCAAACCAGTAGATAAATGGAATCACTGCATTGATGCAATTAGATACGCAGCTCAATACGTTTTAACAAACAGAAACAAAGGAGCTTACACGCTTCGTTAAACGCAGTAGGTTTATCGTTAAACGCAGTAGGTTGCCATACTCTTAAACGCAATAGGTTTTTTTCCTGCTTAACCATTTCTTAACGATTTCTTAACATTAGACAATAAAATATTTTTTGTATGTTTGGTACATAATTTTAAAACAAATAATTATGATACGAGACAAAGACTTATATAATATGACTTATGTACAACTTTTAACAGAATTAGAAGATTGTATGTATACGGCTATAAAAATTAAACAAGAGTTAAATAAAAGAAATGAAAACAAATAAAAATAAAAAATTAAAATATGGAACAAACAGAGAAAGTAATAGAATGTGCGGAAGGCATAATAGATTATGTTAATGAGCAAATTATAATGGAACGAGTCAAAGAGGACTTTGGCAAGGCTTCAATAGAAATAGCAAACGCAGTATATGAACAAATTAAATTAAGAATGTAATTATATTAAATAATGAAAACAAATAAAAAACAAAAAAAGACAAAACAAACAAATAATAATTTTGATTCTATGGTGGTTTTGCGAAACATTTGGAACGCGAATTATCAAGGAATGAAAAAAACTAAATTACAGAAATAATGGAAGAAATAACAAAAAGTGCGATAAAACACATTGCAGAACAACCAGAATATCAACGAAAACAAGCTATATCAATACTAATTGCGTCAATGCTAAGTGACATTAGTAATAAACAAGCAAAGAAATTATATGATCAAGTCGTAGACAAATTATATAAAATGGATGACGAAATAAAAAAACTTAAGGATTCTTATATTGCTGAAAGATTTATTGAGTATACGCAAAGAGAGTACCCAAGTATTTATGAAGAAGTCATTGACTTTGCTGATAGTAATAAAACATACGACGATGAGTAAAGTACCCAGCTTAAAGAGTGTCCTGGTAAAAATGGGATACAATCAGACAGACGCGGAAAATATTCAAAAGCTATCCAAAAAGGGTAACTTTGAAATGAAAAATGGTAAAATTAAAATCACAATACAATGAACAAACAAATATTTTTAGAACAAATAGAAAACGGAAGGATCTTTAGTGCTACTTTTGTAAAAAAAGATGGAACGACAAGAAAAGGCATATTTAGACGAAAAGTCAAAAAAGGTGTAAAAGGCGTGGGAATGTCTTTTAATCCTGGCGACAAAGGCTTAATGATTGCATACGATATGAGAAAAAAAGCCTTTAGAATGATAAATCTAAAAACACTGAAACAAGCAAAAGCAAACGGAATTAATTTTAATTTATAATATGGTAAATAACGAAACAATAAAACTTGTAGAAGATTGTAAAGATCTAATGATTGATATTAAAAATAATTTATATAACGTTAGTCCGTATAAAAAAATTCTTGATTCACAAATTGCGGAAATGGAAAATTTTTTATTGACCGAATGTAAAAATAAAAAAGATCACTGGTTTATTGGATAAATTCTTAAACGCAGTACGTTCTTAAACGCAGTACGTTCTTAAACGCAGTAGGTTTTTTTGTTTACATTTATTTAATAATTTCTTAACAATTTTTTAACATTGGTTTTGTTGATCGTTTTTATATTTGTGTAAACAAATTAAAAACAAACAAATGAAAATAATAATAAAACAAGATAAATTAATATTAATTAAAATGCTTATGAATAAATTTGGACTATCCAGAAAACAAGCAGAAAAAAAATTAAAACAATGGAAAATCTAAATATTACTAAATGTATATTATGTAACAATGAGTTCACAGGGTGGGGACACAATCCTTATCCATTAGCACAATCACATTTTAAATCTTGTTCTGTGTGCAATCAAACAGAAGTTATTCCTTACAGAATATACAAATTAAAAACAAACAAATGAAAACAAATACAAAACAATACTTAAAAAATATATCCATTGAAATATTTGACGCCATTGAAGATCTTGAGGGTAATACAAAAAAAGAAAAACTTCAAACAATGGTAAAAAGATTTGACCAGGAATATAATTATAAATACAATAAATCTT